ATGCGCGACGATGTGGGTCGCTGAGCCGTAGAAGTTGCTAGAGATTGCGGTCACTGCTTCGACAAGCTTCGGGAAGAACTCGGCCCATGTTGGGCTTGCGTCGGTGTAGGTGACGCCGTTGATTCCAGAAGTGTTCAAGATGCCTCGGTGGTTAGGAGCTGAGCCGTCACCGTTGAGAACTTGAGCGTCGAGGAGTGAGTGGTAGGAACGGATTCCATCGCCGAGGAGCTGGTCTTCGACGCCTACGCCGCGGAGGCTTGCCTGCTTGGAGAGGTCCCACATGGATTGGACGGTGCGCACGTTTACGGTGAGCAGTGTGTCGTCTGGATCTGATTCGGTGACGGCGGTGCCTTCTGTCGCGGCGTAGCTTGTAATTCCGGTGGTCAAGCGTCCGAGGTTCACTGTCATACCTACGCCGGGAAGCGGCGCATTGACGGAGATGTCAGCGGTAGGACGGCCAGCGCGACGCAATGGTGCGAACTGATTGACCAAGTACTGAGGTACTACCAAGCCGGAGAAGTTAGCGGTCCCGGAGTCACGCTTTTCAAGGCGGACTTCGTTCTGGTAGCGCTGAATGCGATCTCGGGCTTCGTAGCTTCCGCCGAACTCAGCGGCCATAGCGTCGGCGAGGAAGTCGTGGCCGGCGCGTTCGTGGTATGTGGGCTCTTCAGAGATGACGCGAGTCGGCGCGGCGGAGCGTGTTTCGACTTTGTCGCCGTCCACGGTGGCGGCCAGTTCAGCGGCTTTTGCCTTGCGGACTTCGAGGTCTGTCACTTGCTCGATGCGCTCGTCGAGTTTTTGAATCTCAAGAGTGAGGGCTTGGATGTTCGCGACTTCGATGTCTGTCACGTCGCGAGCTTCTTCGTGTGCGCGGTTGAGGGTGGCCTCGATGAGGTCCTGCTTGCCGGCGCGGTTTTGGTGAAGGGTGTTTAGGAATGCGTTCACGGTGTTCTCCCGTTGTCTAGCTGGTTTATTTTCCCGGGGTGTCGTTCCAGATCTGGAGAGGGTGTCGCGACGGCGAGGTGCTCTATTTGTCCGGCGAGGTGTCGGCCTGTTGAGGAGTTTAGCGTCACCGTCGTATCTTGGCGAGTATCTGCTCTACGAGTGCGCGGTTCGTCATTTCTTCGGCGCGGTCGATGAGATCGTCGATTTCGTCTTCGATGTCGTCGTCTTCGTCTTCGTCTTCGGCGATGTTTAGCGCGGCCAGCTGGCGCTCAGCTTGAGCTCGTGTCCGGTGGCATCCTTCGACTTCACCGTCGGAGTCTTTGACTACGGCGAAGCCTTCGCAATAGGGAGAGTCGTCTTCGATGTGCCACGGCATGATCTAGTCCTCCGGCACCGTGAAGACACGGACATCTTCGCTTTGACCGCCGGCACATATCCCGTAGAGGGCTTGGCCGGGTCCGAGCTGGCCTTGAATCGGTGCGGCGTGTTTCGCTATTGGGAAGCCGTTCGCGGTCGTGACTGTTGAATCGCCGAGGTAGACGGTGTTATTCCCGATGATTTGAATCCAGACGGGACGGTTCGCTGGATCGGCGGAACATAGAAGCGTCGCGGTAGCGGTGACGGTGACGGATCTTTGAGGACTAGGCACGTCGGACATCTTTCAGAATGTCGGCGAGCGCGTCGAGGTTGGGGGTCTTTGACTGATCGCGTACGCCGACGACGGCGGCCGCTGGTCCGTACGCTCCAAAAGTTACGGCGGACACTTCGGCGAGGTGCGCCAGCTGGCGCTCGATGACTCCGTCGGTGCGTCGCTTGTCTTTCAATGGTGAGAAGCCAATCGAGAGCTCACTGAGAGCGCCGTCCCGGATAAGGGTCAGCACTTCGGAGCCGCGCTCGGTGTCGCTGATTCGAAACTCGCCATATAGGCCGGCTTCGTCTTCGCGAAGTAGTGTCGCGCGTCCAATGGGTAGAGCGGTCGCGTCGTGTCCGACGAGGAACTTCACGCGATGCGCGGCGCGGACTACGTTCGAGAACGCGCCTCGGATGAATACCTCGGAGAGGTTCGCGTTTATGCGCTGGACTTGGTTGTAGGGGACGCATATCCCGCACACGGTCCGACCATCGCCGGCGGATCTAACTTCTAGATCGGTGTCATAGGCTCGGGTTTCTATGTTCATTTATGCCTCCGTAAGGGGTGCTCGGTTCTCTAAGGCTCGGACCTCGTCGAGAGTGAGGAAGCCGTTAGAGAGCGCGATCTGGTGCGCTTGGTAGCGCGTAAGTGTGTCCGCGCGAAGAAGGCCGTCGTACTCGAACTTAGCGACTTGTCCGCGTGGCAGATAGTCCGAGAATGTGGCCTCGATGCGTGTCGTGATTGGGAGAAGGGTCCAGCGAAGATATTCAAGTCCTTGAGTCTCTAGGTTCGAATAGGTGCGGTTTGAGTTCGGCGCTCCGACGTAGTGGCCCGGGAGGCCGACGATGTTCGCGGCGTCGCCTTGAGCTTGAAGACGTGCTTCGATGAGCTGGGAGTCGTTCGCGTTAGCGGTGAGCGGTTCGACGTCGGTCTCGGCGTTCATGACGGCGGGCCGGCGTGACCGTCCTCCGTACGCTTCCATCCAACGCAATTTCAAAAGGTCGGCTTCTTCGGCGGTGAGGTCTGGGTTCTTTGACTTGATGACGTAGCTCGGCATTGTGCCGCCGTCGAAGTATCGACTCGCGTATTCCATGACGGCAATCGCGGCGCCGATGCCTTGACGCTGAGCGGCGATGATTCCAATACCGGCGACCTCTCCGGGAAGTGAGAAGCCGGGAACGTGAAAGATCTCTTCGGAGGTGTAGATCTTTTCGTCGATGCGGAAGATCTTTTCTCCGTTGCGGCGTTCAATGATGACGCGCTCGGGATTGACCGGATAGATGCTTTCGGGATAGCCAGACGGGCCGACTTCGCCAAGCATGGCGACATAATTCCCGTGGATCACAATCGAAGCAATCATCGCGGAGATTGTCGTGATCCGAGTTTCGAGTGGGTTCGGGCGTTCCAGAAGTCGCGGCGTCGGTGTCAGCTGAATATCGTCGCGGTATCCGTGAAGAGGTAACACTCCGCCGGAGTCGGCGATCATTGTCACCGCTCGCCAGATTGCCGGCACCGAGAGAGTCGTTTCGGTGTCTACATCGACGCCGGCGTAGGTGTCGTTATAGGTGCGGGTGACGCGACCGTAGGGGTCTACGATTGCCGAGCGGGTGTTGTGCTTTGTTTGAAGAAGTCGGTTGAGCACTATTGACTCCTCTCGGCGGCGATGCCGAACGCGATCATCGCTAAGCCGGCGAAGCCGAGACCAAGCGGAATATTGACGAATGAAAGACTCACGGCCACAATGCTAGTACCGATTGCCTCAAGGGTAGTGGGTAGGTGTTTCTTCATTAGTAGATGACGCTCCTAGCGGTCTCTGGGCCTTGTCGGTTTGTGGCGTGATGATATGCGAGAGTAGCCGAGAAGAGAGGCGTCAGATCGGCCTCTTCGATAGTTCTTGACCATAGCCAGCCCGACGCGATCATTTTCTTTCTTGCGCTTTTGAGTGCGAGTTCGAGCATCGGATGAGGACGGATTCGAATCGCGTCATCGAGGACGGCGTCATAGAACACTCCGCAAGCTGAGACCATGTCGCGGAGCGAGTACCGCGTGACCGGTATCCCGCCGGCTTCTAGACGATCGACGAGTGAGTTCGCCGGTGAGTAGCCATCGACAATGAGAGCGCCGCGGTGCTGGCGGTAGAGCTGGAGCGCACGATCTACGACCCACGAGACGCCGGCTCGGTGTTCAATAAGTTCGACGCGGCCGGTCTCATCGGCGACAGAGATTGAAGCGTGAGCTCGATCCATTGACACATCTATCCCAAAAGAGAGCTTCCCGGTCGGGACCGTGTCCGGGTCTAACACTCTGAGGATGAGCTTTTCCGGAATCACACTTTCTTCGAGGTGTGTCCATTGGCAGAGATACGCACGACGAAACTCTCCTTCGGACATTGTCGCGCGAGCGTGTCGGATTGCTTCCTCGCCGATGGTGTAGCCGAGCGCGGGGATTGTGCGATGCCAGACGGCCGGGTCGTCGATGTCGTCGTCATTTTGGTCGGCGCTCCATTCGAAGTAGGCGACGCCGGCGTCGATGTTTGCTTCAATAATTGCTCGGCCTTGATCGACTTTTCTTTTCAAGTAGAGCGAGCTCTGAGTGCCGGCGGTGGAGATGACGAAGAGCTGGGCCTCGCGTCGTGTCACCATTGCCGGGAGGATGGCCTGCTCTCGCCGGTCGTCTTCGTCGCTCATCGCTTCGTCCAGAATCGCGAGGTCTATTGTGCGGCCGTGGCCGGCCGTTGGTGTTGAGGGCATGACGTCAATCCGGGAGCCGTTGAGAAACTTGATTGCCTCCATGCCGGCGCCTCGGTAGACGCGCTTGACGGTCGCGGCGAGGGGCGAGTTCTCGATGAGTGGCACTTGGTCGTCGATGAGTTTTCGGCGGGCGTCCCATCCGGTTTGAGCGGTGTAGCCGATGACTTGAGGACCTCCCCAGAGAATCGCGCGGTGAAGCTCAAGGATGAGAGTCGTCGTAGTCTTGGCGCACTGGCGCGGCATGAGAACGATCCCTTCGCGATAGACGGGGACGCCGTCGGGACGTACTTCAAGCATGACGTCGAGGATCTGCTTCTGGTGTGGCATGAGCTCGAAGCCGAGCTTCCGCGCTATGGCTTCAGCTTCGGGTCCGCGGGTTCGGTTTTTTTTGTTCCTCTTCGTGGCGTATCTCGGACGAGATGCTGGCGATGAGCTGGTCGAATGGGTCCCCATGTGCGGAGGTTTCCTCTCTGAGTGCCTTCTCTGCTAGGCGGTATTCCCGCCAGAGTGAAGAGTTGTCGGGCATGGAATCAACGGCGGCCGCTAGTCCGAGGACTATCTGAACGCGAGCGTCGTCGAGGTGTGTCAGCTGGCCCGCGGCGCGTAGTTCTTGGATGGTCTTCTGAACCGCTTGGTAATTGGTTCGGATCTCCAAGTTCTCGCGCGGTTTGCGCGGTTTTGCTGGCGTTTTTGGTGTTTTCGGTGTGTTTTTTGGTGTCATAATGCCGAACCGGTTCGGTCAGTAAGTAAGAAGAT